CAAGGCGCCCAAGGGAGTGGAGTTGTATGAGTATATGAATAAGAAGTTTGGACGCGCAAGAACAACGGGATGGCATGGTGTGGAAATATTGTATCCAGAATTGGCGGAAATTGTAGATGACCTATAACTTAACTGCTTTGTAAAACCACGGTAATAAACTAAATAAAATAATTTTTTCTTTTGAATTATTTTATTTAATTATTCGATAACTTTTTCTCTCGTATTTTCTTTGCCACAACCAAAACATAGAAGACACAATCTTAAATTTTATCTTCTCTTCTTTTGAGTCCTAGGGATTTATCAACGAGAGAAACCACAATATATATTTATCTAACATACTTAAAGAACAATACCCACTTTATAAATATATTTATAATGAAATGAAAAAAAGAGTTCGTTTTGCGAATTGTAACAATAAACTTGTTTATTTTCAGGATAATATATGTCATAATTTTTTATAAAAGATGATACATGTAATTCTCCATTATAAACACCCAAGAAACCATTATCATATAAGTTGTGACAATATCTACACATAAATTCTACAACGTTTACGTTAGTTCGTTCATTAACTCGCAACAAACATCTAGGTTTTAAATGAGCAGTTTCTAATAAACATAATGGTAACTTTTTATCACATAAAACACATACTTGTTGTTTGTTTTTTATTAAACAATTACGCAAAAATTGTTGTTCTAATCTAATTTCCCTTATAACATATTTTTTAAGATTTTTATTATGTCGTTTCAAAAAACGCACAATAATTATTGAATAATAATAGATGTGATCGTTCAATATTACATTTCCCTTTTCTGATAACGTATATATTTTATTCTGGATGAGAATAACATTATTATTTTTTAACGTTTTAATTACAGTGTTTACATCTTTTATTTTTATTGAATTATTATAGTGCGTCTTTACATAATTTAAAATATCAAAAAGTGTATTATTTTTTTGAAAAATAAAAGAATTTATAATATAGTCGTTCATAAACTAAATCATAACCAAAGTTTAAATCAGTTATAATGATACCATAATATTATATCCACGACTCCCGCCACGATTGTGAATGTCAACTCCTTGGGTTTTTTCTCTTTTTATATTTAATTTTTCAAGTTCTTCTTTGAATTTTTTTTTCGGTTCAATTTGTTTATCTTTGTTTTTGCACCAAGTTTTGTAAGTGTCGTATATAATTTTGTCGCAAACTCTTAGTTTTTTGTTTTCAGGTTTTTTACAACATTCACTAACAAATAATTCAATATTGTTTACATTACGTTTTGTTACCGTTTCAGTTTGCTGTTGACTTTTAAACGGGTAAGTGTTCGACAATATGGTTACTTCGGTTAAAGTTTCATCAATTTCATCAATTTCATCAACTGTATTTTCTGAACAAATTTCTGTTGTCAATGACTTGTCAGAAACAAGTTCTATTGTTTTTAACGAACATATCTTAGGTTTTTCTTTATCATATAGATACAACCATCCATCTGGTGTTTTCCAATAATATTTTAACTTAGGGTAGTTAACGTCGGATATAAAATTATCACCTTTTTCATTTTTATATCCATGAGAGTGATGTTTTTTGAGAAAATTCCATTCTTCTTTAAGAACAGAATATGTTACAGTAACTCCATTTACAATATATGGGGTTTTATGTATATAATCAGTTGAAGAAAGTGGCAATATTTTTTCATCTTTTGTTTTTGTATACCTTAAAGACAAGTATAAATCATTGTTTGAGTTGTGTCCAAAATTCCATAAATGATTGTTTTTATTATTACTCATATTTCTTGTTATATTTTTTCTATATTGTTCTATAGTTTTTACATCCCATTGTTCATTTCCAATTCTATCATGCCAAAGATAAACAACATCATTTACTTTCACTCTACGATTTTTTCGTTCGTCAAACCACACTTTTGTTGGACAACTTATATTTTCTTTGATTTCGCGATGTAATTCTAAAAATTTTTCATACACATTTATTAAATCCTCGTAAGTTTCAATAGGGGTTTTTACCAACATGTCGCATTGTCCTAGTTGATAAACACCATATTTTTTTTTAAAATTATCTAGGTTTGTTGTTTTAATTTCATTTACACATAAATATAAAGAATTTACTTCTGGTGGTAAAACTTTTTTGTGTTCTTCACATAAATATCTGGGCAAGTTGTTAAATTTTTCTATCCAATTTTTTATATCTAGGTCTTCAAAGTCATCAACTTTTATTAACTTGTATCCATTATGTTTTAGGTCAAAATGTTTATGTACTGTAAAGTTTTTTCTTTTCTTTGAAACATCAATATATTTCATAAACCGCCAAAACTTGAATTCTCCGTCATCAATTATGCTTTCTAGTAAAGATTTAATATCTTCCCATTTTTTACAACTCATTATATTTTTTTCTATTTCTTTTATAAATTTTACATAAAATTTTTGCATAATATCTTTCATTTCAGACGTTGTCCATAAAGTAAGTTTCATTCGTCCATTTTTAAGTTCTATATCATTATATTTTCCCTGACATCTCATTTGTTGTGAACCATTCGTGCAGTTAAATGATGCGTGCGATACATAATATTGGTCTGTCAAATGAAACGAATAAACTTCAAAATCATCACTTGTAAATGAAAATCCCCTTTCGCCATATTTACCTGTTATTGTTATAACTGTTTTATTTTTAATATTATCTGCTCTTTTAAACAAAATTCTTATTAATTTATAAATAGGTTTTATATCAAATTTTTCTGATTTAACGTTGAAATAACAATAATTGTTTGGCAAATTTTCTCCATTTTCTCCATTTTCGTAAGTAAACTTAGGTTCGCCATATATACCGTCTTCTTGCCAAAGTCTTTTGCCGGTTGAAGATTGATTAGAATCCCATTGACACCAATATTTTATTTGTTGAACGTATTCTTTTGATATATACAATCTCAAACAATTTTCGTGATATATTAATATAAATAACCGAGGAAAGTCTTGTAAAATTTTAAAAACTAAACAAAACTGTTTTTTTTTAATTTTTTCCTCGGATATTAATAAAGAATTATATTTTACAAGAGGTCTATCTAATATTTCTTGTATTACATTTTTAATATTTTTGTCGTAGTCTGTTATAATGTTATACTTTGAAGTTGTTTTACTTGTGTCATCCGAGTCCCACCAAGAAGTTACAAGTGATGTATGAAATGAAATTTTGTTATTGAATAAACCATAATAATCTTCAGTTCTTTTCATTTTATGAACCTGTGATATTTTAATTTGTATAGCATCATTTTCGTTTAGTCTAGTTGTTACATTATATAATAAAGAATGCGCTGTTCCGGTGATTTGTAAAGTGTATCTTACCTTTTTATAAATTTTTGCAAGTAAGATTTCACACTTTGTAGTGTCTTTAAAATCGGTTGAGTTACTTAGGTCGTTAGAAGAGGTTGGTGCCATCAAATCACTTTCATCCACCAATACAGTAATGTCTACAAGTTCTTGATTATAATATATATATTCATTAAATTTTTTATTTATTTTTTCAAGTTGCTTGTAATTCATTAAACAACAAAATATGTCTTTCGAATTCAATGCATTTTTGTTGTTTAGTTTGTTAATAATGTCGTTGCTATTTATATTTTTCATTTCAGGAAGTATGTAGTCTTTCCAATATTCACCATCTTCTTCTTTAAAATATTCACGTAGTTCTGAGTTAAACTTTTCAAAAATTGTTTTAACGTATTGATTGTTAAAATTGTTATTACCAATTTTTACTCGAATGTCATCTTGTAATTGTTTTTGGTCAATGTTTAAATTTCTAAAAATGTATAATACAGGTCTTTGTAATATATGAACTGAAATCCACATAACTATACACGCGTGTAACCTTTTACCAAGTTGCACATCACCCCATAATAATTCAACTATAGCTTTTTCGTTTTCTTCCAAGTTGAGAGCATCTAATAGTTCTTTTTCAAATGATTGCGAAGTTAATGTTTTTGGAATGTGTTTCAACTTAACTGGTTTATTCCCCCAGTTATGTCTTTCCAAACTTTCGTCATTAATATATTTACATTTGTCGACCATCAAATTTATTATTGTTTCGAGGGGTTTCTTAAAAATGGGATTTCTTTTTTTATAAAACGTTTCTATTTTTTCTTCCAAAAAAGTTTGTTTTTGCTGTTCATTCAATAATTCTTTGAACCTGTCTTTTGAGTGTTGAACGAATTGCATCATTTCTTGAAAACTATATTAAATTCAATAGAATGTTTTTATATTTTGTTATGTACAATATACTTTGGTTCAATTTTATATTGTATTTTTATAATGCGAGAGACTCTTAAATATAACTGAGACCTGTTCAATGACCCACAACTACTAATACAATTAGTATTGTTTTATTCAATAACTTTTTCTCTCGCATTTTCTTTGCCAGGACCAAAACATAGAAGAGACAATCTTAAAATTTGTAATCTCTTCTTTTGAGTCCTAGGGATTAATCAAAGAGAGAAACCAAATAATATATTGTTTAACTTACTTAAAGAAAAAATTCATAACAGTGTATAATTATGGCGAATTACAAAAATTAGAATATTTTGTACTTCAAAAGAAGATTTAACATTTGAACATCCAAAGAACGAACGTCCTATTTCAAACATTCGCCCATGTAAAAATACAGACATTCAGATTCATTATGAATTAAAACCAAAAAATATTGACTATGTTGATGCAATAACTATTTTATATAGAACAATTTCACAAAAATCCCAACTAAATTAAAAATCCGTTATTATTTTGAATTGTCTACACACGCTTCACTTGAATATGAATGTAACCGAAAAATAACCGAGTTAGAATTTCAAGAATTTATTGATAAAATGCGAACTTGCGGTTATTATTCTGAAAATAATAATGAAATACAATTTATCAATGTTGGAAATGGTAAAATTATTTACAACTACGATTTTAATTCAAATAAATCAAAAGACTTTGCGCAAAGAAAAAGAAACAGGGAAAACAAATCAACTTATTCAAGACAACAACTGTCCATGTAAAATTCACTTAATTTATGTAATATTGAATTTGAATTCGTTGTAACCGGTGTAAATACATATTGTATTATATGTACTATTTATTTTTTATATGTAAGTTATTTTTTAGGAAAAAAAGACGGAAAAACAAAGGGTTTGGTTTTTTTCAATGGTATTTTCAACAAGTAAAGACCCCCCGCAATCATCAAAAGACCGACATATTGTAACGGGTCGTGAAATCGTTCTCCTAAAAATATATAAGCACAAGCAGATTCAAACAACCCACTAATCCCATCCCACGCACCATTCACCATCAAAAC